CGATGCCTGGTTCTATCAATAGAAAGGTGAAATCGTTGAGTATTTTCGATGACAACGGCGCAACTCGACGTGTAGTGGGTTCGCTCCTAGTGCGTGGCTACTCGGCGAGTGAGATAGCCCGCGCCACAGGACTAGCTGTCGGTGAGGTACGTGTTCATATGAAAGCAATAGAGCGTGCGCAATTACGCGACACGAGGAGGAGGATTGAGAATGAGAGTGACAGATGAGGGTGCAGTGGTAGAGCCTGCTGTTAAGGCGATAATGGTGTACGCGATTGAACAGATGGAGAAGACGGGCTCTAGTAGTGTGTGTGTTGTGTACAAGGACGGCGATGGCGAGTGGGCGTGTCTCGCGGGGATGAAAGCTGACACCTATGAGGAGGGTAACGAGATGTTGGCGTCGGCGCTATCTGCTGCGCTAAAGTCCGTCGAAGGCGGGGAGGTAAGCTTTGCTTTTAAGATGTGACTACTCCCAACAAGAAGTGTACAAAGTGTGGCGTTGAGAAGCCTGCTACTAGGTACAACTGGCAAGAGTCAGAGGCTAATCGCGACGGGTTCCGTGGAGTGTGCCGCGATTGTATGAACGCTGAGAGTAGGAAGAACGGTGCGGCACGCAGGAGCGGGGGTAAGAAGCCGTGATGGACGGGTGAGCAGAGGAAACACTTGGAGAAGGGGCGAAGTGATGAGGAAAGCAACAGAGTGGAACGACAGGTACCTCGACGTGAGCTATAAGGTGCGCCAACACGCTGTGTCCGCATACACTCCATACGGCATCTGGTGTGGGTATCTCCTCCTCAACTCTCAGGACCAGCCTGAGATTATGGAGCATAGGGGGTCACTTCAAGCTACCGTTCTTGTTGGTCTTGTTTCGGAGCGGCCCAACGCTTTCTTTGACCGCTTTGACTGGAACGGTGGCGTGACCTTTTTCACTGAAACGTTGCGAACTGATGGGCTTGTGATGATGGAGATTGGGTGTGATTATGCACACGGCTACAATGACGGGCACAGGGCCACACTAACCGAGCTGTCCGTTGAACGGGACCTTAAAGCCATTATTGAGCAGTACAGGAAGCTGTATCCCCTGCCGCCGGAAACAACGAGGGTGTAATGGACTGTCGATCCTGCGTGCGCCGCCTACGTCCCGCTAAAATGAACGGTACACAAGACTGTTGGTGGTGTCCCCAGTGTAAAGACGTGTACCTGACGCTGGAGCAACACGAACAGTGGAGCAAGACTCATGAGATTACTGGTCAAGCGACTGATGGAAATGTGGATGATGTACAAGGCGTGGAGGGGCCAGCGACTAGAGAACACGCTGGAGGAGCGCATACTACTCGCAAGACTTTATAACTTGAACGCCCCTCTTAGGAAGAGGGGGAAGAGGTGAAAGACACAATGAAAGAAATAGAAACCCTTCGCAACAAGCTGGAGAAAGCTGAGAGGATTCTAAAATTCTACGCCGATGGACATGCGTGGTTTCCTGGCTCACAAGATTTTGGCACTAAGGCTAGATCATACTTGGGCGATAACTTCACATCGTCACTGTCAATAGAAGTCACAATACGGGATATGGCCGACCTGGCAGCCGAGAACGAAAACCTTTGCAAAAGGCTTCAGAAAGCTGAGGCGATCCTCCTCGCACGGGACAAGGGCATAGAGGAGTTGGAGCAGGAGCGTGACGCAGCCCTTACCGAACGTGACAAGTATGGTGCGGAGGTTGTCCGACTCATTGAGCGAAACACTGATTTGATTATCCAGCGTGACGCCGCCCTTGCCGAGCGTGACGCGCGAATCCAGGCGCATACAGAGGATCGCAATTGTCTATTGCCAATTCTTGCGCGCCTTCGCGCCGAATCCCTCGCAGAGGCACTAGCTAAGATCGCGCTGATCTATGCCGAGCGTGACGAGGCGAAGGCCCTGCTAGAGAGCTATCAGCGAGGCTGGGAAAACCAAAGGATGGACCTCGTCAGTGAGCGCAACGCGGCGCAGGCTGAACGTGACCGGCTGCGCGTGGCGCTGGAGATCGCCATGCGGGAGCACGCTCGCGCGTCCTGGACCCAGATCGATAACGCGATGAAGGCCGAGGAGAAGCCATGAGCGACCCATGCGTGTGTGACGAGCTGGCAGCCGCGCGCCAGGAAATCGTGCGGCTTACGGAGCAGCTCGTGAACGCCCGTGCCGCGAGCCAGGCGGCTTGGAGAGCCAGGCGGCTGGCTCTCGGGCTCTGCACCAACTGCCCAGCACCGCTCGGACCCGGACGCGAGGGGAAGCGGTTTTGCGAGCCCTGCCGCAAGGCAATGCTCGTCTACTCAAAGTCGCGGTACCAGGCGCGGGCAGGGACCGTGCGGAAGTACGCTTGCGGGCTCTGCGGTGAGCGGGGCCACAACGCGGCGACATGTGCGGTGGGCACAGTTTAGGCAGGCGACAGCGCAACGCGGCGCGTGGTAACCCCACGCGCCGCCCGCTCAACCGGAGCGGAGCTGTCCAGCCCCCCGACAGTAATGCCCCGCTCAACGGCCTAGAGTGCCATTGTACCATGCTCGGAGCGGGCGGTGGCTCAGTGGCTACGGGCCAGGAAAGTGCTGGCGCAGGCGTGCTGGCCGCGTCCTGGCGGGGCACCTAATCTGGAGCCATGACGAAACCCTGCGCCAGGACGGAGCCAGTACGAAAATTATACAGTTGGGTCAAAAAGGTCTGTAGAGCCAGGATGTTATTTATTCCATCCTGGCTCCAAGAGAAATAGAAACGAAAATGTAACCCATTGATCTGCCTACCACCCACGTAATGAAGGTAGAGAGGGGCTCCTGGCTCCCTGGCGTGGTTAGTTTTAGCCATGGTAAGTGGTAAGTGACTGGCCAAAATTAGCCCTACTTCGCAGTGTGTTAGAATAGGACAAATCCCTTCCTGGCAGCCGCGTCCACACCGTTTAAACGCATCGCATGGAGAGTCAGAAATGACTGCACGATCAAAGCGCCTACTGATTGCGTTTTTAGCGCTAGCTGTTACGCTGATTCTAAAGACTCTTGATTTCCAACAAACTTGGCTCGGCGTGTTCGTCCTAGAGGCGCTGCGCTGGGTGGTAGGTGCAGAATGAGTCATGGCAAGCCAGGGCGCCCACCCTTCGAGGTGGATGAAGAAGTGTTGCAGCGCATTCGGATGCTTGCGCGTGATGGCGTTTGGGAAAAAGACATCGCACGATGCATCGGTCTGCACCCCAGCTCATTTGTTGCGTTGAAGCAAAAATATCCAGCGTTGGGTGAAGCTTTAAAAGAAGGAAGAGCACAAGGACACGAGGAAGACGCGCGCGCGCTCGGCATCCTTGCGCGCAACGGTGACAAGATCGCGCTAATTTTCCGCCTCAAATGCCAGCACAAGTGGAGTGAGGATGGAATGCTACAAGATAGTGCTGACGGAGACGGTCAAAAGCCTGTCGCGCGACGAGTTCTTGACAGCTTACGAAAGCCACGTAGCGAGTGACGACGAGGAAGCAGCCGCCCTGCTTCTGATCGAAAGGTGTCGGAATGACGTTGAAATGTTTGCGCTGGCGTTTTTTCCGCACTACTGCAAACACCCTTTCAACGAATTCCACCGTGCTATGTTTGCGGACTGGCGATTTCCTGCGCGCGCAGTTCGCCAAGTTGACGCTGCACCTCGCGGTCACGCAAAGTCGACAATCAAGACGCTTATCAAACCCATTCACGATGTCTGTTATGCGCTCGAAAGTTTCATCATCATCGTCTCTGACACCGCTGGCCAAGCATCTGGCAAACTCAAGGACATTCGGAGTGAGCTTCTGGAGAACGTGGTTCTCTGCGCTCATTTCGGTCCATTCTTTGATAGTAAGCGCGTGGCTGAGACGTCATATGTCGCGCGCTCGGGCGACCATCGGTGCAAGTTCGAGGCGTATGGTGCGGGCTCTGAGATCCGAGGGATTCGTTACAAGGAATCGCGACCGTCAAAGATCATCATCGACGATGGCGAAAACAGTGACGAAGTTCACAACGAAGAGCTACGGTCGAAGAGGGAAGATTGGCTCAAGCAAGTTATCAGTAAGCTTGGTGACGAGAACACTAACATTGAGGTAGTGGGCACCAAGTTACATCGCCAGTCAATGCTTGCGAACCTGCTCGTCAATCCCCGCTACAGCGCGCGCACCTATAAGGCCATTGTTTCCTGGTCAGACCGGGAGGACCTTTGGGGTAAGTGGCGCGCAACCTACGTCAACCTCGACAACCCCGAACGACACACGGAAGCTCTCGCCTACTACAAGGCGCACGAAGCTGCGATGACGGCCGGCACGGAGATACTTTGGCCAGGGCGTTACACGTACTACGCGCTGATGGAAGAGCTGATTGAGGTCGGGAAGAAGGCTTTCCTGAAGGAAATGCAGAACGATCCCGTTGCGAACGACGAGGCCCTTTTTGATACCTTCCACTGGTATACGGAGACAGCCGAGGGCTTCCTGATCGAGAAGACCGGCGTTCTGATTCCCCATGCACACCTTTCGCCAGCACTCGGCGCGCTCGACCCCGCAACCGGCCAGACTAAGGCAAAGAGCGGGAAGCTTGGCGACTTCTCTTCACTCCTCACCGGCTACACCGATGCTAAGGGGAGGCTCTTCGTCCACCACGACTGGACGAAGCGGGCGCCACCCACGAAGTGGATTGCCGCGATCTTCGACCTGCACGAGCGGTTCGGGACTGAGAAGCTGGCGGTGGAGACGAACCTGTACCGCGACCTGCTGCTCCCGAACATCGAGACGGCGAAGAAAGAGCGCGAGAAGGAACGGCGCCGGAACAAGGTGCCGAGCTGGGGAATTAATATCAAGTTCTATGATGTCGTGAACGTCGATAACAAGATCAAGCGGATTTACACCCTAGAGCCAAAAGTGGAGAACGGGTATATACTATTTAACAAGGCTCTCTCCGGCGAATTTAAAAACCAAATGGAAACATTCCCCCTAGGGGAGCACGACGACGGGCCTGATGCCCTAGAAATGCTATGGTCACTGGCAAACGGACGTTACCAAATGGGCGGTTTGTCGATCCAAGCACAGCGGGGTAGGTAATGGCATTAGAGTCGCTGAAGCGCAACATGGACAGCAAGCGCGGCCTGACCGGGAAGTCTCGCACGCAGCAGCGCATCGACAGCAAGCTTGGCGTCGTCCACGGCGGCGCGCTGGGGCGCTTCCGGCGCTACCGCACGGAAGATCTAGACTTGCTCGACAAGTATCTGAGCGGGACGCAGTACGATCATCTAATGGATTGGGACGCGGGCGATGCGGACACCTACATCCCGATCAGGAAGCGCAAGCCTCGCATCGTCTACAACTTCGCCAAGACGCTCTGCGAGCGCGTGGCGTCGAAGCTTGTTGGTGAGCAGACGTTTCCGCAGTTCCGCGTGGAAGACGATCCGGACACCGAAATGTTCTTCAAGCTTGTGGCGAAGGCAGCCAACTTGCAGACGCATGGTGTCTATGCGGTACGTCGGATGCTTGGCATGGGCGCGCACTTCGTGCGGTTCTTCGTCACTGGCGCCGCTCTTCGCATGGAGCAGTACAACGCCAAGCATTGTTACCCCGCGTTCGACGATGCCGGCGAGCTGACGGAAGTGGAGATCCGATACGTCTACTCCGACCCACAGGACATCGACGAGCGTGGCCGGCCTCGTGACAAGTGGTTCCGGATGCTGCTCAGTCAGCAGACCGATATCCTCTATGACAACCCGGACTTTGAGCCAAGCGGCGCCCTTCCTGTTTTTACGGAAGTCAGCCGCGCCGATCATGCGCTCGGCTTCGTCCAAGGTGAGTGGTTCCGCACGACGGAAGACAAGCACTCTCCGGATGGTGAGTCGCTGATCGGTGACGAAGGCGTTCGCTGCTTCATTGACTCCATCAACTACTCGCTGTCACAGAGTGACCAAGCCGTTGCCTACGCGCAAGAGCCGCAGCTTGCCATCGCTGGAATGGATGTGGACGAGATTGATTCACTCGTCAAGTCGTCCACCAAGGCATGGAACCTGGGGCGCGAGGGTGAAGCTAAGTTCGTCGAGGCCGATCTGAGCGGCGTTGAGCGCGCGGGCGACCTTCGCGACAGGATGCAGCGTAGCATCGCAGAGATCGCGCGCGTTGTAATGCTCGACCCTGAGAAGATCGTTGGCTCGGCGCAGAGCGCGAAGGCCATGGAAGTGTTGCACGGGCCGCTTGTTGACCTTGTGACAGAGCTGCGCCCCATGGTGGAGAAGATCCTTTCGTCCCTTCTGACGAAGATGGCGGTAACGCTCCTGATCCTCAACGGTCGCAGCGAGAACGAAGTAGTTACGATGCCGCCCGGCTGGCAACCACAGAGCATGGATCTCTCGGTTTCCTGGCCACCTATCTTCGCTATGACGATGGAAGACCTACAGAAAAAGGTCGGTGTTGCCGTCCAGGTCGCCAACGCTACGCTCGTCAGTCGTGAGACTATGATGCTTTGGCTGGCGGCAGACTTCGGGATTGAGAACATCGAGGAAGAGAAGGCGAAGCTCGCCGCGCAACCAGTTTTAAATCCGTTCGGGGCTTTTTAGGACACTATGAAAGCTTCTTCGGGAGATTTATGCGCTTGGTTTATACGCGATTTCATCAACCCTTTCGGAGCATTCTAAAATGAGCGAAGGCGTTCGTTTCATGCGGGTTCGTGGGCGCATCGTTCCGATCCGTGGTAAGAAGGGCGGCGGCGAGCGCAAGCAGCGCACCGTTGGTGAGTCCGCGTCTCGCGGTGGCAACGTTGGTAGTAAGCTCGGCGCCACCATGGGTGCTGCCGGCGGTATTGTCAGTGGATTGAGCCAGACAGGGCGCAGCACATTCAAGAACGCGTTTAAACGCAACAAGGTCGGCGCCGTGGTGGGCGTGGCGCTGGGGCTCGGCCTGGGCACCGCTGTCAACGCCGCAATCGGCGGTTTGGTCGGCATGGGTATCGGAGCTGGCGCGCATGCCGCCGGCTTCCGGGGTAAAAAGAAGAAGGGCAGCAGCGTTTAAACGGAGCGTGCCATGAGCATCATTGGTGAGTCGCGGGAATACAGCGTTGTTGAGGAACGCCAGTTCACCAATCCGGTGGTGCGGTTCCGTCGTATCAACGGGCGGATCATTCCCATTGTCAACAAGAAACGCGTAGGCCAAGGCGTCACCGCCACCGGCCAAACGTTGACGATGGCTGGCGCCGCAGCTCTCGCAGCCGCCGCCGCCGCGACTGCGATCAAGCGCACGAAGGCCGCGAAGGCTGTTAGCGCCGCGTTGCCGCGCAGCAGCATGCGCGTAGCGTCGAAGGGCGCCGCGAAGATCTGGCGCATGGTTCCGCGCACCAAGGCAACCATTCCGCACAAGGTCGGCGGCTTCCTGGCCCGCGCCAGTTTCAAGACCGTCCGCACCGTGGTCAGGAATCCCGGAAAGCTTGGTCTCCTCGCCGCCGGCATGGGCCTCTTGGCCACTTCGATCGGCACTCGGCTTGAAATGGAAAGCCAATTTGGTAAAGACATCCTTGGGGGCGAATGATGGCCAGCCAACCGCAGTCAGACCGCACCGTCTTCCGTCGCATCCGAGGCCGCATTGTCCCGGTGCGCCTCAAGCAAGGGGCGCAGCGGGAAGCGCGCGCCGTGCAGGGGCTCGCCAGCGCGGGCATCCGCACGGGCGCACTCGCCAGTATCGCCGGACTCGTGGGCGTGGGCCTTGGCGGACTCTTTGCCGCCGGCCGCTTGGAGCGACATAGCCAGGCGATGTTTAAACGGTCTGCCTTCCACAACACCGTCATGACCGCAGCGGGCAAGCCGCTGATGATGGTCGAGGGCGCGAAGGTAGCGCGTGTCGGCGGACTCCTCAACCGCGCCGCGAAGCTCACCAAGTTCGCGAGCAAGTACGGCGTTGGTGCGCTGATCGGTACACAGGTCGCGAGGATGGACCGGGGCACGGCGGCTGACGAAGGCGCGCGCTTCGCGTCGGCGGGCGCCGCCGGTGGTCGCTCTGATCCGCTCAAGCTCGCCGTGCTCGCTGCCGGCGCCTACGGGTACATGCGCTACGGGAAGCGGTTCGAGAAGTGGGGCCTGCGCGGTGGTAAGTTCCCATGGAAGCTGAAAGACATCTGAGGGAGGCGAGCGTGAGCGAAGTCATAGGGTTCCGCCGCATCCGTGGCCGCATCATCCCGATCCGCCGCACGTCCAGCTCGACGAGCGACAAGGTGAAGGGCTTTGGCGCGCTCAGTGTTTTCGCTGGTAGCGCCTACGCTGCCGGGCGCTTTGTTCCTCCGGGCGGGATGGTCGCGGCGACTCCGAGGCTCAGGAAGGCCAGCATCTTCCGGCTGGCAAAGGGAATGCCCAACTACAAGGCCGCGCTCATTTCCGGCAAGACGCACTTGCTCGTCGCGGGCGTGCTCGGCTCGGCACTACCCAAGGCTATGGGCATTGAGTTCAACGACCATTGGGACGAGGTAGCCGGCGGCGCGATGACTGTCGGATTTGCACTCGCAGCGAAGAAGCTCGCTTTCCTGGGGAAGATGCATCGGAGCAGCGCCGCGCTCAAGGCCGCGACCAAAGGTAGCAAGGTGTCGAAGCTCACGAACCTCCTGAAGGGTGATTGATGGCACTCGGCACCATTAAATCGTGAGCATCTTCCACGAAGAGATCGACGCGCTTGACGTAGCGGAGGACCACGCCAGGAACGTGCTTGAGCTGGAGAACCGCCAAGCCGAGAAGCTTCTGCGCGTCTACCAGCGCGTAGCTGCTGTGATGCGTCAACGCCTTCGCAATTTACCAACGGATTCATTCACCGCGCAGCAGCTTCGCGTCACCCTCTTACAGCTCGAAGTGTCACTGATCACCTTCGAGAAGGAACTTGCAGAAGAGACAGACTTTGGCGCTTCCCTCCTGGCTGATCAGGGTATCTCCGATCTTCGCGACGAAGTGAACGCCTATAACGACTACTTCAAGGGTTCGCTTCAGCTCGCCAGCGTAGACTTGAACGTCGCCGCGACCGACGCCAAGAATCTTCTGATCAACCGCTACCAGATATCGCTTGATACGTATGGCCAGGCGCTGCGCCGCACGATTGCTAGCGGTCTGCAAGACATGATCATCCAGCGACTACCATCCGAAGAGATCCACCGCCAGATGCTTGAGAAGGATACGCTTGGGCGC